CCGGGCGAGCCTGACGTCCGTGTATACCTGCCGCAGAGCCGTATAGGGCACATCGAGTTGAAGGCGACCAGTGGCACCGTGTCGGACGCCCAGCGGCAAAGACACCACGACTTACGCGCCCTTGGCCATGACGTACGTGTGCTTAGGGCTGACACACCTGGCGCTGCGGCGGATCAAGCCGAAGCGATCGTTATGGAATGGATTGGGGGAAAAGCATGAGCTTGGCCGAAGTGCACGACGAGCCGACCGCAGCGATCCGCACCTACGACACCCCGCTCCCGCTGCCGGGCGAACCTTGGATGATCTTGCGTACGGCGCCGCGGTACGTTGAGACGCTGCGCTGCATGGCGGCGGACGTTGGCTGCCGGGTGTGGTCGCCAAAGTACGCGCGGCGGACGCGCGTCGGGCCGAGCAAAAAGCGGGTCATCGTGCACGCGCCGATCTACCCTGGCTATGCGTTCGTTCCACGCTCGCACGCCAGCCGGCTACGCCTGCTGCCGACGTATCGCTATCAGTTCCTGCGCCAACCGAACTTGTGGGACGTGGAGTTCGTCAAGCTGCCTTGGCGCGTCGTTCATGCCATCGGCGAGGAGGAGCGGGATCTGTGCGCGGTCGAGTTGGACGACGTGAAGGCGGCGGATCAGTTCGCCATCGGCGACGTCGTGAAGACGCAAATGGGGCCGCTCCCGGTCACGGGCATCGTCGGGAACAAGCTGCACATGGACGCCGGCGCCTGGCGTGTTGTCATGGCCGCAGCAGTTGCGGAGAAGGTTGCGTGATGACCATCGTGCGCGAGGAAACGATAGGCGGCTGCCGGCTGATCCAGGCAGACTGTCTAGAAGTGCTGTCGACATTGGAAGCGAATAGTGTTGATAGCATCGTGACCGATCCGCCTTATGGCCTTGGTTTCCTGGGGCGGTCTTGGGACAAAGTAGACACGCCGTTCCGCGCGGACTTCTGGCAAGAAGTCAAGCGCGTGCTCAAGCCCGGCGGTCACATGGTGGTGTTTAGCGGTACGCGCACCTATCACCGCATGGCAACGGCGGTTGAGGATGCGGGGTTTGAGGTGCGCGACCAAATCCAATGGCTGTTCGGAAGCGGGTTTCCGAAGTCTAAGAACGTTGGCGGCGGCTGGGGCACCGCGCTAAAGCCCGCTAACGAACCGATCCTACTTGCCCGCAAGCCGTTATCCGAACGCAACGTCGCCGCGAACGTGTTGGCGCATGGGACCGGGGCGGTGAATGTGGATGGATGTCGGGTGCAGATCAGCCAGGACGAGCGGCAGCACATTGACAACCGGAGTGGCGGGCAAGCCGACGCGAACCAGTGGCAGGGACCGCAGGTCGCGCGCGAGGTGGGTCAGCGATTTAAGTCGCACGCGGCTGGCCGCTTCCCTGCCAACGTCATCCACGACGGCTCGGATGAGGTGATGGAGGCTTTTGCGGCGTATGGGGAAAGCAAAAGTACTGGCGGTCAGGCCAGCGTTGCAAAAGGTTGGGGTGAGTTTGGCAGCGGCACACGCGCGGTGGACAAGCGTGATCCGGGATTTGGCGACACCGGCACCGCCGCTCGTTTCTTCTACTCCGCCAAGGCCAGCACCCGCGACCGCATGTGCGGCGACCGCAAGACAAGCCATCCCACGGTAAAGCCCATCAGCCTCATGGCGTATCTGTGCCGGCTGATAACGCCACCGGGCGGCACGGTCCTGGACCCGTTTGCCGGCTCCGGCACAACTGGCATGGGCGCTTTGCGTGAAGGTTTTCGTTGCGTCTTGGTTGAGCGAGAAACGGAATACGTTGAGGATATCCGTCGCCGATTACAGCACAGCCAGTCCACGCCCAAGGCCGAACAGCTAGACTTTGAGGGACTGAAATGACCGAGTTGCGCTATCACGAGCGAGACAAGCCGGTGCCGAATGGGTGGCGTGTGGTCGGCCCAGTCCCCGGCCATCATGGGCTGCGTTATGTGCTACTTGAACGTATTGCATCCCCATGCGCGTAATGCTACATTTAGCATACCGACACACGCCGCACCGCCATATGGTGTGGCCCGGTGGAGCATCAGTTGGGCCTGCGGGCGACGCCACTCTCCGCCACCTGCCGCGCTTTCAGGGGATAAGCGCGAGGGTGGCGATTATTGCGCGAAAGCAGCATAGCCCGGCGGGCCGTTTTCATGCGTGGAAAACATGGCGGAAACTCATATCGAGCAGTGCCAAGCGTGCGGCGGCAACATCAGCGCTTTGCACCGCCCGTCTTACGTTCGCGACCACGCGGGCTGCTACTACCACAATAAGCCTGACTGCGTGCCGCACGTTGACGCGCTGCGGCTGGAGTTTCAGGCGGGCAATGGGCTGTTAAGCCGTTAACCTAACAAAAGAGGATCAAGGTGATGAAAGGCATGCACAAGGGCGCCAAGAGCGGCAAAAGCATGAAAGGCGGTTACAAGGGCTCCGCCGCCGGCAAGGGCAGCAAGCCCAGCAGCAGCAAGCCCGGTGGCGGTGGCTACAAGGGCGCGGACAACAAAAACGGCTGACCGATAGATGGCCGATCGCAAGCTTATCGTGCTGGAAAACGGGCGCATCACAGCCCGGGGAATGCCATTCGCCGACGGCTGGCATTACCTCTGGATGCACGAAGACGATGTGCTCAAAGTGACGGTGGATTGGAACGACTGGCTCGGCACCGACACCATCAGCACCAGCACGTTTACAAGCGACGGCACGGCCGGCATCAACACAAGCTCCAGCACCACCACGGAAGCCACGGTCACGCTTGCAGGCGAAGACGGGCTTTCGGAGATCGAAAATAAGATCACGACGGCGAACGGTTTAACCAAGGTGCTACGCTTCCGCACCCGCAACCGTGAAAAGGCCGTCGAGGATTATCCGACGCGCTAACCATGCCCGCTCTTGAAAACACCCGACACGAAGCGTTCGCGCAGTACCTTGCGGAAGGCTGTACGGCTTATGAGGCCTACGAAAAGGCGGGTTACAGGCCGAACGACGGAAACGCCATTCGGCTGAAAGGCAATGACAGGATCAAGGCGCGCGTTCAGGAACTTCTACACCGCGCGCAACGCCAGCACGACATCACCATTGACAGCATGACGCAGGAATACCGCGAACTGCTGGAGATGGCGAAGAATGCCCAGGATGTAAGCGGCGGACGCGGCGTGCTCGATAGCCTTGCCAAGTTGCACGGCCTCTGGGTCGAGAAGCACGAGACGGAACAGACCCACCGCTACATCACTGACGAGCCGATGCAGCCGGACGGCTGGGAAAAGCAGTACGCCAGCGGGTCGGACGCCACGCACTAGCGGTTCCTTGTTTGGGGTTCGTGTGCTATAGTCCGGACATTCGCATGGCCCGCAAACTCAAAAAGGCGCTGGGATGAGCACGCACGGCTTTCTGGTCTACGACGGCACGGACATTCACGCCGCTTACGCGCGGCAGATGCTGGAAGCTCTGCACAGCAGCGAGGGCCAAATGATTTTGCGCGGCGCGGGTTGGGCGCAGCCGCTAAGCGATATGTCACCCGAGGGCATTTTTGCTGGCGTAGAAATGGCGTTGCGGCAGGCGCGCGATAAAACTGCGGCAGATGACGGCGAATATCTCGGGTGTGCGATGATCTATTGCGACGAAGCGCCGACGGTGACGGTAAACATTCGCAAGGGCCATCCGGTCTGTGTGCAGCCTGCGTGAGCACATGACCAAGCCTGTATGGCAGCCACAGCCAGGACCCCAGAAAGCACTCATTGATTGTCCGCACGCGGAGATTTTCTACGGCGGCGCGCGTGGTGGCGGCAAGACGGACGGCGTGCTCGGTAAATGGGCACTAAAGGAGAGCCGCTACGGCAGGGCGTTCAACGCCATCATGTTCCGCAAAACCACCACGTCGGCGGACGATGCGATTGATCGCGCCAAAGAAATTTTGTTGCCGCTGGGCGCCAAGTTCAACGAGCAGCGCCTGTATTTTCGCATGCCGAACGGCGGGCGGATGGCGTTCCGCTATCTGGAGAAGGTTTCGGACGCGGATCAGTACCAGGGCCGCAACGTCACGGATGCGTGGGTTGAAGAGGCTGGGCAATACGCCAACCCGGCGCCGATTGACCGGCTTAACGCGGTGCTGCGCTCGCCCCATGGCGTGCCGACGCAACTGATCCTGACGGCCAACCCAGGCGGCGCCGGGCAGCACTGGCTCAGCGAGCGCTACAACCTCTATCCGTTGCCCGATCACCCCACCGTCGTTACGCGTACTTTGGCGGACGGTGATCTGCACAAGGCGGCGGTCATTCCAAGCCGCGTGTGGGATAACAAGCTGCTGCTGCAACAGGACCCAGGCTACATTCGCCGGCTCAAGATGTCTGGTAGCGAAAGCCTTGTGCGGGCGTGGCTGGAAGGTGACTGGAGCGCAATCGAGGGCGCGTTCTTTGACTGCTGGAGCACGGAGAAACACGTCATTCGCCCCGTTGCTTTGCCGGAGCGTTGGAACCGCTTCCGCAGCATGGACTGGGGCAGCGCCGCACCGTTTAGCGTAGGCTGGTGGGCTGTGGCGACGGACGACTACGAACACCCGGACGGCTTTGTCATTCCGCGTAACAGCCTGATCCGATACCGCGAATGGTACGGCGCGAGCGAGCCCAACGTCGGTGTGAAGATGCCGGCAGAGGACGTAGGCGCGGGTATTGCCGAACGGGAGAGTGAGGACCCGGATACGCTGCGCGGCGGTGTGCTGGACCCAGCGGCGTTTGCCGAAGATGGCGGGCCATCGATCTGGGAGCGCATCGAGAACGGCGCGCGCCAACACAGCCACGTCCTTGGCTTCCGTAAGGCGGACAACAAGCGCATCGCCAGCAAGGGCGCGCTAGGCGGCTGGGACCAGATGCGCAAGCGGTTGATCGGCCGGGACGGGCGCCCGCTGATCTACTGCTTCAACACCTGCAAGGCGAGCGTGCGGACGATCCCCACGCTCCAGCACGATGAAAAGCGCCCGGAAGACCTGGATACCGACAGCGAAGACCACGTGGCGGACGAATGGCGCTATGCGTGCATGAGCCGGCCTTGGACGGCGCCGAAGGACGAGGCGCCCAAGATGCAGGATCGCTGGTCGCATCTGTTCGACGGTGACGAAGCCGGCGGAAACTGGAAGGTACTGTAATGCGCAATCTGCTGACTGCCATTGCTGTGCTGTTTGCATTGCCGGCGTTCGCTCAGACCGCCAGCCTTCAACAGCGCGTTGGGCCGTTCGGTGAGGCCGCGACCTACGAACTGACCAACATCATCAGCCTGCAAAGCACGTTCGGTCTGTCCACCCAGCGCGACGTGACCAGCACGGCCAACGGCGGCACGGTCGGCCTCGACGGCGGCTACCTAGAGGTCAAGGCGGATACGCAGAGCGGTAGCACGGCAGCGCTTGAAACTGTGGACCGCGGCCAGTACCAGCCCGGCAAGGGCGCCGAGATGGGTATTGGTGTCCGCGTTGTAACGGCGCCGACCGGCGACGGTGTTGCTGAGTGGGGGCTTGGCGACGGCGACAACGGGGCATTCTGGCGGCTCAAGGGCAACGGTGATCTGTGCGTTGTGTATGAACGCGCGATTACCGAACAGGAATTCTGCGGCGACAGCCTAAACGGACAGCGGGCCGGCGAAATCACTCCCACAAGCGGTGCCTATGTCTACGTGATCCGGTTTAACTGGTATGGCGTAGGTGGTGCGCAATGGATGGCCTATCAGCCCGATGACGAATTTGAGGGCACGCTGCGTCCGCTGGTCGCGCATACGTTTGCGCCGGCTGACGGGCAGGCGATGGAGGACCCCAACCAGTACATCTTTGCGCGGGTGGACAACGGCACGACCACGACGGCCGTGGAGGTCGAAGTAGGCGGCCGGCGCTACGACGTGCAGGGCAAATTTAAGCCGCCGGTGCGAAAGACGCACGCGCGCCGCACGGGCGTTTCGGTCGGAACCAGCTACACGCCTATCATCTGCGTGCGCAAGGAGGACCCGTTCCCGGAGTCTGGCCGGCAGAACAGCGTCAACGCCTTCTTCGCGTCGTTCGTGCCGCAAGTGGAGACGGAAGACATCACGGTCGTGTTCGCCAAGGTGGAGCTTGCCGACCTGACCGACGCCAATTTCGTTGATCCGCCGGATTATGACGACGGTAACAGCGCGCTCGAGTATGACATCAGCGCCACGGCCGTCAGTGATTTCACCATCTTGCAAGGTGGTTTCACGTTTGAGGCCGGCGCCACGTCCGGGCCGAATCAGGGTCCAAAGCTGGGCGAAGACAAGACCGAGCGCGTGGACATCATTCGCAACACGCCGACCTGCGCGCTTGCCAAAACCGACGCCAACACCGCAACCGTGAGTGCCACGTTGCGGGTGACTGAGGAGTGGTGATGGCTACCGTAGCCGATCCCGAACAGAACTGGTCCGACCTCACCACGCTCATTAACCGCGTGGAGAGCTTTGAGGACGCCAGTTACAGCGCCCGCCAACTGGCCGAACGCGACCGGGACTATTACGACAGCAAGCAGCTAACGGCGGAGGAGGAGCGCGAGCTTAGGCGCCGTGGCCAGCCGCTGGTTATCTTCAACCGCATCCAGCGCAAGGTTGACTTCCTGACCGGCTTGGAGAAGTCCAAGCGCGTTGACCCCAAGGCGTACCCGCGCAACCCCAAGGACCAGCAGGCGGCGGACGCGGCCACTGATGCGCTGCGCTACATCGCGCGCAACAACGACTTCGACCAGACCCGTTCCAACGTTTACGAAAACATGTTGATTGAAGGCGCGGGCGGGGCCGAGGTTACGGTCAAGCCGAAGTCCTATCGCCAGAAATTGCAGGGCCAGACCTCCATGCAGGAGGCGGCGCGGGACTTTGAGGATTATGAAGTCGTTGTCTGGTGGTATCCTTGGGATCGGATCGGCTGGGACCCGGCCTCCCGTCGTGCCGACTTCTCGGATGCGCGCTACAAGTTCTGCGTGATCTGGAAGGACCTGGAGGAAGCCAAGGCCAAGTGGCCCAACCCGATTGACGAGGAGGCGTTTGACGGGGCCATTACCCACGGCGCGGATGACACCACCACGTTCGATGACCGCCCGCAGCGGACCTACTGGGTTTATCCCGACCGCCGCCGCGTCAAGATCGTGATGATGTACTATCAGGACGTGGAGGACGGGTGGAGCTACTGCCTGTTCACGCGCGCTGGTAAGATCGCGGGAGGTGTCAGCCCGTTCGTTGATGAGAACGGCGACCCCGAGTGCCCGCTGGAGCTTGTGAGCGCCTATACCGACCGGGAGAACAACCGCTACGGCGTTGTGCGGTCGATGATCTCCCCGCAGGACGAGATCAACAAGCGCCGTTCCAAGCTGCTGCACATGCTGACCCAGCGGCAGGTCGTGACCGATCAGAGCGCTATCCAGGACGAGCGCAAGGCCAAACGCGAGCTCGCCAAGCCGGATGGGCTTATCACGCTGCAAAACCCGGACGCGCGCTTTGAAATCCTGCCGAACGGCGATCAGGCGACGGGTCAATTCAATCTCCTGGATCAGACGTTGCAGGAGATGGACCTGATGGGGCCAAACGCGTCCATGACGGGCAAAGGTCCGCAGGACCAGTCCGGTCGGGCCATTCTAGCGCAGCAGCAGGGCGGTAACACCGAGGTCGCCACGGTTGAGGACCGGCTGCGTCACTGGACGCTGCGCATGTATCGCCAGATGTGGCACCGCGTTCAGCAATACTGGACCGAGCAGCGCTGGGTGCGGGTGACGGATAACGAGCAAAATACGCAGTTCGTCGGTTTGAACCGTGAGGTGACCGCAGGCGAGCGGTTGCAGCAGCAGCTAGAGCAGGCGGTCCAGGCGGGCCAGATTGACCCGCAACAGGCGCAGATGCAGATGCAGCAGGCCCAGATGGACCCGCGCGTCAATCAAGTTGTCGAGGTCGAGAACAACGTTGCCGAGCTTGATGTAGACATTGTGCTGGACGAAGCGCAGGACACCCCGACGATCCAGCACGAGCAGTTTGACAAGCTGGTGGACATGGTGCGCTCCGGCATTCAAATCCCGCCGGATGTGATCGTTCAGATGATGCCGGGCCTGCGCAACAAGCGCGAGATCATTGACCGGCTGACGGGGCAGAACGACCCGCAGGCGCAGCAGCAGGCGCAATTGCAGCAACAACAGGTCCAGCTTGAGCTTGAGAAGCTAGCTGGCGAGGTCGCCAAGCTGCGGGCGGAAGCCGCCAAGACCGGCGCGGATGCGCAGAAGATCGCGGCGGAAACCGAAAAGGCCGGCGCCGAAACCTACGAAACCTACACCACCGCCGCCCGCAACGTGGCCGAGGCGGCGGCCACCGGGCGCAAGGTGGAACAGGACGATGCGCGCATTCTCCTTGAAGCTATCGAGGAACAAGCGCAGCAGGCTCAAGCTCAACAGCAGAGCAACAGGGACACTGGCGGCAGCCAGTCCGGCGTGTCGAGCCGTTAAACCGACAGGCCGTCACCGGGCCGAACGGGTGATCGCGGGCGCCTCAGCCGAACTGGGGCAGGCCGTCACCGGGCCAAGCGGGTGATTTCGTGACGCCAACGTTATGGGCGAGGAGAAGTGTCATGGCAGAGAGCGACCTGGAGAGCATCCTTCAAAATCAGTCCGAAGCCGAGGAAACCACCGAGCAGCTTGAAAAGACGGAACAGGCTGCGGAAGCGGAAACTGAGGCCGAGGACACGGGCGAACAAGCTGACGACGGCGAGCAGACCGAAACGCAGCAGGATGCGCCGCCGGCATCCCAGGAGGAACAGCGACAGGTTCCCTACGAGGCACTTCGCGAGGAGCGCCGCAAGCGGCAAGAGCTAGAAGACCGGCTGAAAGCCTTTGAGCAGCGGATGCAGGGTCAAAGTCAGCAGGGCGAGGAGAAGCCCGACTGGTGGGATGACCCGGAAAAGGCGGCATCAACCCTGCAACAGCAGTTCCAGGAACAGCTCATCAACGAGCGTTTCAATATGTCAGAAACCCTCGCGCGCCAGCAGTTCGGCAGCGAGGTCGTGGATCAGGACATCGAGACGTTCAAGGAGCTTGTGGAAAACCGTCCGCATCTGGCTCAGGAGCTGCGCAATTCGTCGCATCCCTATCAGTTCGTGCATGACACCGTTCAGCGCGAACAGATCGCACAAAAGGCGCAGAACCCCGAGGAACTGCTCAAAGAGTGGCTTAGCGATCCCAAGTACGCGGAAACCGCTAAGCAAATGCTGGGCATGAGCCAGCAGCAGCCGGTCAAGCAGCAAAAGTCGCAGAAGGCGTCCCCACCTCCGTCACTAGCCAATGAGACTTCGGCTATGGGGCGGTCCAGCGAGGGACCACCTACCAACCCAAGTCTTGATAGCATCCTGAACGGATAAACCACCCCCCGCCTTTTGCAGCGGGGTTTTTAATGGAGAAGTAGGAGCATGGCGGACACGAAAACCTCCGCTGCGCTTACCGTACAACAGTGGGACAGTCAGTTCTTCACTGAGTACGTGCGCAACAACCGGTTCCGTCCCTACATGGGGACCACCACCAACAGCATTATCCAGACCAAGGAAGACCTGACGCGCTCCAAGGGTGATCGCATCACTCTGCCGCTGGTCGGTAAGCTCTCCGGCGCCGGCCGCACGGGCAATCAGGTCCTTGAGGGCTTTGAAGAAACCCTCGACAATTACGGCTGGGAAATCCCGGTCGATGTGCTGCGTAACGCCATCGTCGTTACTGACTGGGAAGAGCAGCAAAACGCCATTGAGCTTCGCAACGCGGCCCGTGAGCAGTTGATGACCTGGGCCATGCAGCAGCTTCGTGGCGGTCGGGGTGCGAACTCGGACGTTGGTATTATTGAGGCGCTGGGGGCGTTCTACGACGGCTCCACCTACGCCAACTACGGCGATGCCAGCGAGAGCGTGAAGGATGGCTGGCTGACGAACAACTCCGACCGGGTGCTGTTCGGCAACTCCACGTCCAACCTGTCGGCCGGCGACCACTCAGCTTCCCTGGCGAACGTGGATACGTCCAACGACCAGTTGGGTGCGGCTGAGATCAGCCTGATGAAACGGCTTGCGCAGGATGCGGACCCGCACATCCGGCCGATCCGCACTGCGGAGGATGCCGAGTTCTTCGTCGCGTTCTGCGGCTCGCGGGCATTCCGTGACCTTAAGAACGACAGCACCATCCAGCAGGCCAATCGGGAGGGCTGGCAGCGTTACGCGTCCATGCAGATGGGCCGTGGCCAGAACCCGATCTTCCGGGGTGGCGATCTCGTCTATGACGGCGTGATTATCCGCGAGGTCCCGGAAATCCCGGTCTTGGAAGGTGTCGGCAACAGCTCGTCCGACGTTGACCGCTGTTTCCTGTGCGGCGCGCAGGCGGTCGGCGTTGCCTGGGCGCAGCGTACCCGTTCGGTGACGCAGAACACCGACTATGACTTCCGGCATGGCGTTGCAGTCAGTGAAATCCGTGGCGTGCGTAAGATGTTCTTCAACGACGTGCAACATGGCCAGGTAACTGGCTATTTTGCCGGCGCGTCGGACTAAGGAGGGCTAGGTAATGGCTACCACAACGGCGCCCAAAGCGCAGACGTACGCCCAGGTCGTTGGCGCCTCCGGTTACGGCGGCAGCGTCAAGGCGGTTGAAAGCACCATCACGATTTCGTCCGCGCCGTCCGGCGGGGATATTTTCGAGATGGTCCGCATCCCGGAAGATTGCACGGTTGTCGATGTCGTCCTGATCGTGGACGACCTGGACACCGGCAGCGCAATCGTTCTGGATGTGGGAGATGGGGATGATGACGACTATTACATCTCGGGCGATACCACCGCCCAAGATGGTGGCGTGGCTCGCATGTCTGCGGGCAATCATCCCAAGACCTACACCGCCGAGGATACCGTGGATATCACGGTGGACACGGCAGCGGGCACGTTTCAGAGCGGTGACGTGACCCTCGTGGTCTACTTCCTGCCGCAGAACGACTAGGCAGTAGCGGATGGGGCGGGGCCTTCGGGTCTCGCCCTTTTCCTTTTTTCGGAGGGCGCATGAAAATCAAGTACATTGGCGACAGACCGAATACCACGACGCTGGGCCGCACCTTTTTTCAGGGGCAGCCGGTGGACGTGAGCGATGCGGTGTACGCCAAGCTCAAAGGCAATTCGCACTTTCAGCTTGTGGACGACACGCCCAAGCGCGGGCCGGGCCGCCCGAAGAAGGTGACCTATGGCAACGAAAACTGACATTGCCAAAGACGTGCTCAAGCACGTTGGCATTCTGGACGCCAGCGAAACGCCGTCCGCCGCCGATGACGCCGACGTTAAAAAGGTGATCGACGGCTATCACGCGCAACTGCTGAATGACGGCATCGCGTACTGGCCGAATGACGACTACCCGGAGCATGTACGGTTTCCCTTCGTGCGATACGTCGCGCCCACGGTGGCGCGCATGTTTGACCGCCCGATGCAGGAAACCCAAGATTACCGGGCGGATGCCCGCGCGGCTTACAAGGACCTGGTGAGTCAGACGCGGATGGTTGACGAGACAGGGCTTCCCACGCGCGCGGACTATTACTGATGCAATACGGCAACACGCTCAATTCGCTGATCCAGAAGTACCAAGACCGCGTTGCGCCGATGCAGCAGAACGCGCTCGCGTCCATTGGCACCAGCCGGGCGCAATCGATGGGGCCGCGCGTTGGCACGCAGCAGAACCGGGGCGGCGAAAGCGGTGTGGTCGGGTCGTTCGATCCGCAGGCCGTCAATACCGAGCAGGAAACGCAGCTTGCCGATGTGCAGGGGCTTGGCAATGTTTCCATGCGGGACGTCGCGTTCGGCATGATGCCGGACAAGATGGGCGGGCTCTCCAGCGCTGCGTTGAGCGGGCTGCAAGAGGCCGTTGGGC